GCTGAACATCCTGCTGAGCTTCGCGCAGTTCGAACGCGAGATCATCTCCGAGCGGACCCGCGACAAGATCGCCGGGGCACGGCGAAAGGGGAAGTGGGCGGGTGGTTGGCCGCTGCTGGGCTACGACATCGTCACCGGGCCGGGCGGGTCACGGATCGAACCCAACACCAAGGAGGCAAAACGAGTCGTCCAGGTCTTCGAGCTGTTCCTCGAACAAGGCTCGCTCATGCCCACTGTCAAGGAGCTCAACCGCCGGGGCTGGCGGAACAAGCGGTGGACCACGAAGAAGGGGCGGGACATGGGCGGGAAGCCATTCGACAAGCCCGCACTTCACCGCCTGCTCAGCAGCGTGGTTTACATCGGCAAGATCACCCATGGCGAGAGCGTCTACGAGGGGGAGCATGACGCGATCGTCCCACTCGACCTTTTCAACGAGGTGCAGTCGCTGCTTCGCAGCAACAAGCACAGCGGCGGGAAGTACGCCAAGGGCCGCAACAAGAACAACGCGATGCTGCGCGGCCTGGTGCGGTGCGCATCCTGCGGCGTGTCGATGACCCATCACTTCACCACCAAGAGGGTCAACGGCAAGTCATCGACGCGCTACCGCTACTACGTCTGCGCCAACGCTCAGAAGAAGGGCTGGGACAGTTGCCCGACCGCCTCGGTCCCCGCCCCGGCGCTCGAACAGTTCGTCGTCGATCAGATCCGAGAGGTCGGCAAGAACTCGCAGGTCTTCCGGGATGTCCTTCACGCCGCACAGGAGCAGATCACCGAGGCCATCGACGAGTTGAAGGCCGAGCGCAATACCTCGAAGCAGAACGCCCAGCGGATCGCCGACGCTATCCGCGACCTCGCGCCCAAGGCCGGGCTGATCGGCAAGGGCACCGACCAACTCGCCGAGTTGCAGGACGATCTCCACGACGCCGAGCAGGAGGTCACGCAGATCGGTAGCAAAATCATCGACCTCGAACGCAAGCTGGTCGACGACGCGGCGATCGCCAAGGCGCTCGACGCCTTCGACCCGGTGTGGGGATCGCTCAGCCGCGCCGAACGAACCAACATCGTGCAGATGCTGGTGGACCGGGTGGACTACGACGGCGAGAACGAGTCTGTTTCGGTCGGCTTCCGGTCGGCCGGGCTTGGATCAATAGAAGCACCCGAGGAGGTCGCGGCATGACCAACACGACGACATTCACCGTCACCAAGCAAGTCAGTTTTGCCAAGGCGCACCGCGCACGCCGGAATAAGCTGCCGGACCAGTCGTCCCCGCCCGATCGCACCGATGGACGTGTACCCCGGATCGCCCGGCTGATGGCGCTGGCCCTCCGCTTCCAGCAGTTGATCGACGACTGTGTGGTCGAGAACCAATCGGAAATTGCCCGCCTCAGCCACGTCAGCCGCGCCCGCGTCACCCAGATCATGAACCTGCTGCACTTGGCACCAGACATCCAAGACGCGATCCTGAACCTGCCGCCGACTCAATCCGGCCGCGACCCGATCCGGGAGGCCCACGTCAAGCCGATCTCAAAATTGGTGGACTGGCACGAGCAACGAACTCGGTGGTCATCCCTGCCACCGAACCGCCAAATCGGCAGCATGTAACACGTTCGGCGCATGTTTGGGCATAAAACACCCATCGTCGAACATTCACAAATCTAGCGCCGCAAGTCATTTGCGCCCTAAGTCGTTGTTGGCGCGCCGTTTGTAGATGCAGTTGGTGGGACAGGGTCGTCCCTTTGACATTTCCATTCCGGCCTCCTCGGGGGCACTGCACGGAGGCTGCTATGGCCAGCAACTTTACGCCAAAACACATCTCTTCACCCCAGCTTCTTGGAGTGATCTCGTCCGCAGTTCTGATCCGACTGCTGAAGAAGCACAAAGAGTTCTTCGAGCCCAAGGGGGTGATTCCGAAGAATCCGAAAGATCTCGACCATGACCGGCTGTCGGTGTTGATGATGGCACCCAGCGAAGCCATGCCCGCAACATTGATGGCGGACCTGTTCTATTGGGATGAGGTCGCCGACATGGCCGACGCGGAAGACCTCGTGGAGATCGCCGAGCGGCACGGCATCGCGCTCGATGCCGAAGCTACGAAAGAGGAGATGGCGCTGATCGTCCGGCTGGATGCCCCCGACGATCTGGAAGACCTACATGCGGCTTGCCATGCCCACGGGCTGCTTCGCGTGAAGAAGCGGTTCCTGTCCTATGACGCTACGGTCGATAGAATCCCAAAGTGGAAGAAACCATCGCAGCAACAGATCAATCGTCTGCAGCGCGATATGGATTACTGGTACGAGTCGCAGAAGAAGGGATCGGGCACTCGGATCACTTTGGTCGAAAAAAACGATTCGATCTGGTTCATCGTCAGGCACGGTGAAACCTTCAAACGTGAGAACGCGCTCGATGATGGCAAGCCGACGATGGTGTTTTATCGACCCGAGGCTTACGACCTGCTGATCTACCACCATCAGCAGGGGACGCTCGAAATCTACAACGCGAGCAACGGGAAACGCGAACGCGCCGCCTACTGCCAGTATGTCGGTAAGAACCTCTTCGGCAGCGACTCTTTCTTCGAATCAGGAGACACGCCGAAGTACTCGCTGGAACCGCTACGACGGGGACGCGCGGCATTGGACTGCACGGATGTCGACGGGGTCGATTCCGCGAGACTCGTTGAACTGCGTTACCAGTTTCCGGGCAACAATAAATACTGCCAGACGCACAAGGCAAAAGATGTCTTCACGGGTTTGGAGCACACGCAGGACGACATCCCCGAAGGTGTTGAGCTGGTCTACATGGCGCTCAAGATCGTCCCGAGTTCGGAGCTTGGCGGCGAGCGCAACATCAAGCTGCAGCGGCCCAACATCTCGGTTTACGACCACGAGAACGATGCGGAGCTTGCGCATCGGTTCCTGGCTGAACGCGGCTTCATTGTCAATCGACGCGGGCGTGGTGACTGATGGCTCCGAACTCCCTCGAACCATTTTGGCAGTTCATCAACCTGAGGCAGGGCCTCGACGCCAGCAGCATGGAGTGGCGGGCAGTGCTCGGCGACCCGGCTTGGGGTGTACTGAAGCCGTCCTTGTTCGAAGGTGTGGGGATCGCGGCGACTTGTCACAGCGCCGATCAAGGCCGGCTACTGGATGTAGTCCCGGCTCGCTCCGGCTATCAGCTTGTGTGCGAGTCGACGGGCGTTGTTGCCGCTACCGGAATCCAAGAAACCGAAGTCCGCTGCTACCGGCTTGACCTGACCGCGCTCCGCCGGGCGGTCGCTGCGGCTCTCGAGGCGCGAGCCAATCCAACCCCGATCAAAGACCTCCATAGCCTCTGCTCGGTTGGCGATGTGTCGATCGATCAGAATATGACGATCCCGGTCTACCTCATGTTGCCAGCAACCGTAAAGCTGTTCATGCGCGAATTGCAAGACTTAAGCTTGCGATCAGATCCGGGGTTCATCGTTATGACTTCGCATGATGCGGCAATCGACAACGTCACCGCGTCATTGATCCGGTCCAAGCAGGGTTTCATCTGTCTTCTGTCTGATGCGATCGGCTGGGACGGACAGGCCATGTCCCAGCTCTCCGCTTGGCAAGGCATCGTGGACTCATATCGAGCCCAACACCTGACCGCGATTGCATCCGCGCGCGGCCTCACTGTCACAAAGCCCAAACGCTCGACGAAAAAGAAGCGTGCGGATCGAGCGCCAAAGATTGAGTTGATCAAGAAGGCTCTGAGGGACCACATCCTCGCGGCTCGGGATCATGCTTTCTCAGCACATCAACGAGGCGATACCCCTCAGCTCTTGCCCCGTCCCTCAAAGGCCCAGTTGGCAAAGATTGCGGGAGTGCAGGCCTACGACGTGAGCCGTTGCTTCAAAGATGATCCACAGCTTGCTGCGCTCTACGACATGGCTGACCGACTCGATGACGTGATGCAGTTCGGCAGGTAGACCCCAGCCCAACACCCGCCTGAAAGCTCTTGCACTTCGCGTGAATTCGCGCAACTGCAAGAGCTTTTTTTATGCGCGCAAGCCGCTGTCCTGGCGGGCCTTGCATTTTTTTGCGCCAATTTCAACCCGGCTTTCTGCAACTGCGGCGGAGGGCGTTGCGGCCCGTCGTGGGCCGCGTGTCTTCCCCTCCATTTTGGAGCCGCCGCATGTTGCAGAACGCAACCTCCCCCACCGTGGCCTCGCCGAGTCCGATCGATCCCTACGCCCAGGACAGGATCGCCTATCACGCCCGACGACTGAGTAGGAAGCCGGGTTTCACAATCAGCGACGTTCCCGATCTCGAGCAGGAGCTCGCGATGGACCTGCTCAAGGCGCTGCCGAAGTTTGATCCATCCAAGGCCAGTCTGCCCACGTTCATTTCGCGGGTGGTCAACCGGCGATGCCTGGGTTTGCTCCGTGACGCCCGGCACCCGAAACGGCGCGGGGACACCTCGCTCGACGCCGCAATGGGTGACGAGGTCGCCCAGGACCAGCGTCACCGGATGACCGGGCATCGTCCCGCCGACGGGGTCGAGAAGGCCGAGGTCGCCGAGGTGGTGCAGCTTGCGGTCGGCAAGCTGCCCGATCGTCTGCACAAAATCGCGGTGTTGTTGATGTCGCACACGCAGGCCGAGGCGGCGCGTGAGTTGGGCGTCAGCGAGACGACCATCCACCGTGCTCGTAAGCAGATCCGCGAGCACTTCAAAGAGGCCGGCGTCCCGGAGTTGCTCCAGAAAGGGTAAGTCTGGCGCGTCGCTGACTGATGTAGCTCTCGGCGGCGGGCAACAACGCTCTTCGCCGGGAGCTTTTTTATCTGGAGCCAAGATGACCGCCGCCAGCCCATTCACATTTCTGATCCGCGAGCCAGCTGCGGTGTATCACGGCAAGTCCCGGCAGTACCTCAGCAGCCACCAGCTTGCCGACTTTCGGCGCTGCCCGCTGCTCTTTCGCCGTAAGAGACTTGGGCTGATCCAAGACGTTGATCGCCCCGCCTACCTTGTGGGCCGCGCCGCTCACACATTGATCCTCGAAGGCCGCAGCCGGTTCGATGCCGAGTATGCGGTCGGTGGGCCGATCAATGAGAAGACCGGCAAGCCCTACGGATCGAATACGAAAGCGTTCGCCGAGTGGTCGGCGGCGCAGGGCAAAGACGTGCTCACCGAGGATCAAGCGGTGCTGGTCGAGCAGATGGCCGCGTCCGTGCGTGGGCACGACCGAGCCGCGTCGCTGCTGGAAGAGGGGATCGCCGAGGGCGTTGTCCGCACTCGACACCTGGACATTGAATGCCAGGCCCGTCCGGACTGGTTGACGGTAGCGGGCGGTCACGCCGCGATCATCGATCTCAAGACATGCGACGACATCGACTGGTTCGAGTCGGACGCCCGCCGCTTCGGCTACGCCCATCAACTTGCGTTCTACCGCTCGGTGATCTGGCAGGTCACCAACGAGTTACTTCCGGTCCACATCATCGCGGTCGAGAAGAAGGAGCCGTTCCGCACCGGCGTGTGGATCGTTGGTCAAGACGTGCTCTCGCTCGCACAAGCAGAAAACGAATCGGCCATGCGTCGGCTGCGCCAGTGTGTGCAGGCCGACCACTGGCCCACCGGCTACGAGGAGGTACGCGTCTTCGACCACCTCTGACCCTCGGAATTCCTCCGCCCCGGCGGGCGGTCACTGCAACCGCCCACGCCCCAAGAACCCGGCGAGAAGTGTCGCCCGGCTCCGCGGCACCACGCCGCCGTTCGTGAGCGGCGAGGCCCGCACTGGCCGCCCGCCCTTTTTCAAACCACAGGGAGCTAACACCCATGAGTCTTCTCTCACACGTCCATACCGGCAAACGACCCGCACCCCGCCGCGTGATGCTCTACGGCGTCCACGGCATCGGCAAGAGCACTTTCGGCGCGATGGCCGAGAAGCCGATTTTTCTGCCCACCGAGGAGGGACTGGGCGAGATTGACTGCGCGAGCTTCCCACTGCTCACAGGATACGACCAGGTGCTGGTGGCGCTCGGCGAACTCTATACCGAGCCGCACGACTACCGCACCGTCGTCATCGACAGCCTCGACTGGCTCGAGCAGTTGGTGTGGAACGAGGTCTGTCTGAAGCGAAATGTCGAAACGATCGAGGACATCGGCTACGCCAAGGGGTACACGTTCGCCCTGACGCAGTGGCGGGAGGTGCTCGCCGGTCTTGACGCGCTACGGAAAGCCCGGGGGATGACCGTGGTGCTGCTAGCCCACTGCAAGATCGAGCGCTTCGAGAACCCCGAAACCGAAACCTACGACCGCTACGTCCCGCGTCTGCACAAGTCCGCGTCGGCGATCGTGCAGGAGTGGTGCGACGAGGTGCTGTTCGCCACCTACCAGGTCTACACCAAGCAGACCGACGAGGGATTCAACCGCACCCGTACCCAGGGCATCGGCAGCGGTGAACGCATCATGCGGACGACCGAGCGGCCCGCCCACGTCGCCAAGAACCGGTTGAACCTGCCGGACGAGTTGCCCCTCGATTTCAACGCCTACACCGAATACCTCCGCCCCGATCGTCCGGGTGCCGAGGAAGCGATCGATCAAACCAACGACCCCCAACCCCAAGGAACCCAGAACAATGGCTGATCTAAATGGATTCGATGCGAACCAGGTAGAACCGACGAGCAACTTCGACCCCTTGCCCGCGGGCAAGTACATCGCGGCGATCGTCGAGAGCGAAACCAAACCCACCAAGAACGGGCGCGGCAGCTACCTGCAGCTCACCTTCCAGGTGCTCGACGGTCCGTACAAGGGCCGGATG